GCCTGTTCTCGCATGGCCTTAGCCTGTGCTTCCTGTACTTGAGCCTGAACCAGTGCGGTTTGAATCTGTTGTTGCTCCAAGGCAGTCTGCTGAGCTTGCGGATCAGGCTGAGACATCTGTTGCAGAGCAGCCATAAGCTCACCACGGTTGCTCAGACTGCTATTAGCCAAGATTCCTTGCAGAATTAGAGGCAACACAGGAGTATTCGGGCCTAAAGTCTGCAACAATGCAATCATTTGTTGCTGTTCAAACTCCCGAGCAAGGATACCAAGGGATGCAGTCGGCACAAACGTCATATCCACCGTAGGATAACGGTCAGGATCGAACTGCATGTAGCGGAAAACAGCCTTATTGATGAACGGAATCATAAAATCTTCTTGGAAGTTAGTAAGCGTTCGCTTATACTTCTTGATGATTCCGGCCATAGCCATGCTCATACCGCCTGCGCCAGCATCACGAGGCACATTTGAGGGCATTCCAGCACTGTCAACCGTTCCAGTGGCCTGCAATAGCATACGCTCGAAGTTCTGAGCCGAGTTCATTGAATTACCATCAGTAACTCCGAACTTAAATGGGAACAGAATCTCACCAGGATTGCCATTGGTCAGGATAGCCTTTCCAGGCTTAACCTCAAACTTAGCTCCACGAGGCAGACGGGTAGCGTCCATAGCGATCATAGGAGCCGTTGTAAGGGCCAGAGAGTCCATATGAGCGCGTAATTGGCCATCAATGGCCTTCTGCATGTTGTACGCCTTCTCGACCGTTCCACGGCCCCAGAAACGACCAGGAACAGTGTCATCCTGATAGGCCATCACGGGACGATCCTTCATCATGTAAGGATTTTCCTCAGCCTTTAGCAGAAGACTGTCGTTGGCAATAACGACAATTGCTTCAACAAGATTACTATATTTATCGCCAACTGAGTTCTCAGGAAACAATTCAGCGTATTCTTCCTCATCAGACGAAGAAAGCATTTCTTTAGGCACCAGTCCGTAATAAGTTACCAGTTTAACCTTATCATCTTGGAACTGTTTAGGATCTTGGGTGGGTTCCAAGTCTTGATCTTGGTACTCTGTCGTGATGTCTACTCGTTTATAGATACCTTTTTCAATCCCTTCGACAATCTTATGCACTGAGACATACTTTTCAATAGCCACACCGAGAGCATCTTCGATACTTTCAGCGTTGGGATCAATCAGGAAGTTCTTAGGATTGACCGGCTTTAGTTTGACAGCAACTCGTTCCTTCTCCTGAACACCGATAGCAGCAGCGTCAGACACGCCAGGAATGGCCTGAGTAGCAGGAATGTACTCCATCTCAGCCTTTACAACGATTTCACCGATGCCAGTACCATAGATTTCAGCCATCAGTTCAATCTGATCGACAGACTTCTTGATTTTGTCCTTCTTGAAGTCTTCCATCAACTGTGCACGGATGGCTTCAATATCTAACGGATTACCGTCTACGTCCTTGACATCATCTTCAATGTCAAAGAAATCGCCGTTACCGAAGATGGCTTCGATAATCTCAGCGTGACGAGTCTCTACCGCTTGCTGGGTGGCTGGACTGATGATGCGAGAGCGTTCTGAATCACGAGTGCGATCACTTGAATCCCAAACCCCACGAAAGATACGCTCATACTCAAGCCAGTTTTCCATGAAGTTTGCATCACGGTGATCCCGCCAACGCATGATATGGTCAGTAATCCAAGCCGTCAGTTCTTTTTCATTCTCTGTCGGCTCTTCAAACTGGTCATTATGTTGTTCTTGTTCCATTATTCCATATCCTCAGTAGAATCTTTTAGAACATCGTCACTAATTTCTACTTTAGACGATGTGATTGGTCCTCCGACAAGCCATGCACTACATGTACGATCAGCAGCGCACTTAAAGTCAAACAACTCACAGAAACCAAGATTGGCAGTATTCATAACATCTTCTGCATATCCTTCTTCAGGATCTATGCCATTTTTGATGCACTGCAACATTTCTGGAGTTTGGATAAACGCAGCACAATTTCCACACCGCATTGACTTTGCTTGCTTTAGATCCGTCTGCCACTCATTAGCTTTATCATTCCAAAAAGCACTATTTGAAAGTTCAGGATTGGCAGGACCATATCCATATTCCTTGAATGCTTTATCTCTGTTCTTTAGATTGACATGAATGTCTTGGGTTGCAATAGGACACTTCATTACCATTTCACCTTATTAGCCCAGTACGCAGCAGACATCTTGCCTTTAGCAATATTGGCAGCATGTCGAGCTTTGAAAGCCTCGTTACGTTTCGATCCATCAGGAGAACCCGTGACACCTTGTTGTCCAAAACGAATAGTCTTTACTTTATCACCTTCTTTGGCAACAACCACATGACTTTTGGTTGGATGGTTTGGAGTGCGTTTAGGCTTATTAAAGCCTTCAACGCCTGCTTGTGCAAGTCGAGGATCTTTAGTAGCCATTGTTTCTCCTAATATTCCGCTATTTTGGTCAATATCCAGCTATTTTGTCTAGAATGACGTAATCGTCTTCTTCATAGTCCTGCTGGTATGAGACAACAGCAAGCTGATCAATATAAGACAAGGCATCAACCAAGTCATCATGTACTCCTGTTGTAGGAAACATCAATAACTGGTCTTTTAGTTCGTCCCAATCTTCGTCTTCATTAAATAAGACACGACCATGTTCCATACGGCCTTGGAGCGCCCATATAACACGATCAGCCTTCTTTTTATTACCGTGCGTAAGGTCTTGAATGTGGGCATAGATGTTGTTCTTTCTCATCAAATCATTGAGATAAGGTAACACAGCATTCTTAAGAGCGCCTCGCTCAATACCAACAGCAATAGGTTCGTAGTCTCGAATAGTCTTCAGGATATTTACGGCAGTCTCTCGTATGTCCCACCGACCATGAATAACTTTATGTACGAACCAGTCACCGTCATCTGTCACCTTTACGATAGCAATTGCAGATTCATCTAACTTTTTCTTAGCAGCACTTGCATTCTTTGCTACTTCTTCAAAGCCTGCCAAGTCAATAGCCACGACATAAGAACCATGTTTAGGTTCTTCTCCTGTCTTGAACCATTGTTCCTTGAAGACATCAGCACCTGAAGTATCAAATGAAGATAGGTACTCTTGCTTGAATGCAAATGAACTTAGTGTTCTTTTAGCAGCCTCAATTTCCTTAGGATCAATCGTTTCATTGTCCTGAGTGGTGAAGTGCCATGATTTCCATTCTTCGTCTTCACCAGACTGTCCAAGATTGAAAACATCGTAAAACCAGTTGCGGCCACTAGGAGTAGAAATAAACAGTGCACGACCTTTGCGATCCGACAAAGCAGCACGAAGAATCTTTTCCCAAACATCTTGTTTTATGAAGGCGCATTCGTCCAACACCAGATAAGTTAAAGACACACCACGGAGGCTGTCAGGATTGTCTGCACCACGTACAAGGATCTTACGACCATTGATTAAAGTTATCTCAAGATTATTTACGTGACTGGTCTTGATAACTGGTCGTCCAAGGTCATGCAACAGTTCCCAAATAATCGAACGTGCTTGACCCATCGTAGGAGCCACGTACATCACGCTAGAACCTTCAGGACAGTTCAAAGCCTCAATGAGAAGCGTAATCGCAGATAGCCTTGACTTACCACATCGACGACCAGCAGCTACGATCTTGAATCGAGTCTTGTCAGTAAAGACAGTCTTTTGCCAGTTCAATAGTTGAAAGTTTAAGGCTGTCATACGTCAATCACCTCGTCAGACGTAGACACCTTTGGATCATTAAGACCAGAGATATTAATACTGATTTGTGGTAACTGCCCTGCTTGCTTGCTTTGATCGAAAGCAGACACAGGGACGATACGATCCACAATTAGTTTCCAAGCAGCGGCTTGGTGTGCATGTTCGTCATTAAGTGCAGCTTCGTATATTTTCTCTAAGACCTTAGCACTCTTAGGACTGTTCAACATCCTAAGTTTATAGTCATTAATAATAGCTGCATCGCCAGGAGGACGACCACGTTTACCTAAAGTTCGTGACTTTGTTCCGACAAGGTCAGATTTAGACGGTCTTCCAATCTTGTTACCATTTGGTTTAGTCATGTGTCTTTATCCTTTTAAGGAGACAATCCTACATATAAGTACTTATAAAGTATACTTATAATATATATTATTAATAGTTAATATTATAAATACTTATAATGTATTACTTATAATATTTAACATCTATGTCTTCTATGGCTTCTTAGTGCCTATGTCGTTTCTTTATAGACACTTATTGTACCATACTTTTTAAGTTTGCACAAGTAGTCATGTGACA